CGGAGGGAAAACTTTGCCTCCGAATACTCTTCCAGTAGGTAATCTGTTCTTTGCCTGATTAAATACTTCATTCCCTGCCCTTCTTAATTCAGCAGGTAAGTATCTAAATATGCCAAACGGCCCCATTCCTTTTGTATCAGGCGTAACCACACCAGTATTTGCGGTCATAAATGTATCTGATTTCTCGACTTGATCTATGTCAACCATATTGTGCCAATATCTGTACTCGAATGTTATAGAAACTTTATGTACTTGATTCTTAGCGTCATAACTTAGTGCTTGAGCAGCGATTGTCTTAGGATATGCCTCAACTAGTTTACATCCATATACAGCATTTTTTAATTCCTCTTTATGTGCATTATCCATTGTTGAACCCATTTCTTCATCAAAATCACTTAACTGGTATATTTCTATCGGTGCTGTATATTCGTCATAATAATTTAACTCGTATGTTCTTTTATTAATTATCAAATTCTGCCAAGTCTCAAAATAGTGCTTCTCTCTCATAAATTTATCACAATAAAATTCAGCAGTTATCTCGGCAAAGTTTAACCCTTGCGCCATGTTTCTCTCAGGTCCGTGTACCCTATGAGGTACTGTTTCTATTGTTCTGCCAGGGAATTGTAAATCGGAACAATGAAATGCTACTTGAGCACCATACAACTTGTCTATATTCTGTGCGTCTTTCGTATCAGCAGCAACACCAGGTTGATCATTTGCACCAGGTGGTAGTGTCATTATCATAATAAACTTCGTAGGTTTTGCAAACCCACCAGCCGCTTCTGTAAATGACCTAAATCTGTTTAGTGAAGTATTAGGATTAGTTTTTCTTTTTAGTCTAGGGTCCTTGTCAATTCTATCGTAAGACCTATCTCTAGGTAAACCAATACGAATATCGTATCCTCCTATTTTTATGCCTTTACGAAATATTGCCATTATTCTAAATACCCTAATATTTTTCTATTTTTTAAATGTTCTTCTTCAATATCATCTTTACTTTGACCATAGTATGCAACAGCATAACCTACATCACACATTTGCTGATTAATATTTACACCATCACAAAATATCTCGCCGAGAATACGACCAAACTTACCAGTCTCTTCTCCTTTATGTGTCTTAATAACTACCTTCTCAGCATTTTTTAATGCCTCTTTTAAATAATCTTTAGACATAAGTCCGTATTTCTTTTCAACTAAATCTCTCGTTCTACTTTCTGGTGTATCAATGCCAAATAGTCTTACTCTACTCTTATACATTATATCAAAACCTAAATCAATAATAACATCTATTGTATCACCATCAACAACTTTGGTTACTTTATTAACTCTGTATGAAAAATCTGTTTGATCTCCTAATTTTGCCATTATAACATTTTCCTTGTATCTGAATAAACCTTTGCGTCTGTAGCACCAAGAAATCTTTGAACAGGCAGATTTAGTGCAACAGGCATTTCATTCACTCTTATATTTAAAAAAGCACTTTGTACTTGACTTAAAAGATAAGACTTGATAGCAGGTCTAACAGCTGCGATACCTGATATCTGCCTAAAACTTACATTTATAGTTGTCTTTTCATCAAAGTTTGTATCACTCGCAAATGATAACATTCTTCTAAACAACTGTACCCTTAATCCGTAAGGTAAATAGTGAAAGTTTATACCCCAAAATCTACTACCTCTTTGATCAGTAGGTATGATAAGTGGGAATCTATCGTAGTAAGGTAAAGGTGCACCGTATGTTTTTGCCTTATAACCAAACAAATTCATAATACCAAATTTAGGTGTTGCGGTTGCCTTACCTTGTCTTATGAGACCTCTTGCCGTAGTACCTGTACCTACTGCGTCTCTTACTTTAGTCCTGTACCAGTCCATAGACTTTCTAGTGTCGCCTGCCTGTTTTACTATACTGTCTATAACACTTGCCATACTACTATTTATACTGGTTTGTAGATTGTGATTAACTCTTCTTTACCTTTAACTTTAATTTTATCTACTTCAACTGACTTGATATTCTCTAGTTTTTCTTGAGTATAACTCGAATATAATGTTGGGCAATCTTTATACTCACCTCGACCAGCAGTTGCCTCTAATCGTGCAGCCAGATTAACAGCATCCCCTATAACTGAATAATCAAATCTATTTGAACTACCCATATTACCTATGATTGCTGTACCTGTGTTGACACCTGTACCCACATTGATATCAGGTAGTCCTCGTTCTTTGTATAATGCCTTTAACTCTTTTGTCTTTGCTTCTATTTCGATAGCACTCTTGACTGCTCGTTCGGCGTGATCTGGCATATCAATAGGTGCGTTAAATACTGCCATGATACAATCACCCATAAACTTGTCAATCATAGCACCATTGTTGAGTAGAATTTTAGTCATGTCATCTAGAAACTCATTGACAAGTTTTACAAGACCTTCAGGATCATCTTTGTTTTTGTAGTATTCAGAAATAGGTGTAAACCCTATAATGTCCATAAACAAGAAACTCATCTCTCGTCTATCACCACCTAATATCAACTTACTAGGATCTTTCTGTAATATTGCAACTTGTCTTGGGTCTAGATATGTTTCAAATTGTTTTCTTATTTGTTGTTTCAACTGAAACTCTAAAACAAACCGATTAAATATACTATGCATACCAACTATTGTCAAGCAAATAATTGCCCAACTCACATCTGCTAATATCAAATACTTGGCGAAGAAAAAATAGGAGACATATATCAGACTGATATAGGTAAGTATTAAAAACAGTCCTAGAAACCAATAAGGTGTAAATCTTGCCAATATCACGATTAAGACACCTAACAGAACAGAAACCAATAATTCTAGTAATAGAGAGTAATCATATCTATTGATTTGGTCTCCGTCTAATACCGTCTGTAAGGTCGAAGCAGACAACTGATAATCATACTGTTCCCCAAGTGGGGTTGCGATTATACTACCAAGACCCTCAGCAGTAATACCAATTATAACTGTACGACCTTCAAACTTGCTAAAATCATCTTCACTGGCAGAAATGGTATCGAATTCTTTATTCCATCTTAACCATATTCTGGCATGTTGGTCTGTCTCTATGGTATCATAACCTGGCACTCGTACGGCAACTACTCCCCCTTCGCCAGCCTTAATCTGATAACTAGGGTCGCCTGTTGCTACTCTAATGGTCTCTAATGCTATTGCAGGATAAGTTTCTTCACCAATTTTCATAATCAATGGCACTCGTCTTACAACACCATCTATCTCTGGTGCTGTATTGATAACACCAACACCATCTGCATACTGCCCCAATTCAGGTATCGGCCCTAACATACCAGGCCACTCATACAACCAAGGTAGTGGGTCGCCTATCTTTGCAACACCTCTCGGTACAGCGTTCTTGTTTATTTGTGTAGTGCCGACCTGTGCGATAACAACACCCATTTGATGAATCGTATTTACGAATGACTCATCACCACCCATTCTATCGTATTCTGAAAATAGTATAGGCATAACAATTATACCTACCTGTGCCTCTCTTAACTTAACAACTAAATCTGATAATACTCTTCTATCCCACGGCCATTGACCATACTTCTCAATAGACTTTTCATCTATTGTAACCACACCTATATCAGGTGATACTTCTTTTGTTTCTGATTGTAATATAAGATCAAAGGACTTTAATCTTAGTATCTTTTTTATTTGTGGGTCGCCTAAACCTATTATAGTTAATATTGCGAGTGTGAGTAGACCTATAGTCCAGTGAGTGAATATCTTTTTCATTACCAACCCATTATAAATTTTGTCTCTTCAGGAACCATATGTAGACCAAACGGTGGGTCGAATGTGAGTTCAACTGTACAGTCTTTTACACCCTCTACTTTTAATCCTGCATTTTTTATATCTTGTTGAATTTGATCTGCCATAGGACAGGCAGGACTTGTTAGTGTATGTTTTATATTTACAATATCATCATCAGACATTGATATATCATATATCAGTCCTAATGCCATAACAGAAACGCTAGGCATTTCAGGATCAAACACCCTCTCTAAATTATCTCCTACTTGAGATATTATCTTATTCTTTTTTAAATTTAAACTCATAAGTCATACTACAATATGGACAAACCATTTCAGTTTCATAATCTTTCATTGTTAGATATACAAGAGGATGACCTTCAGATGGATGCATTCCTTCTTTGATCAATCCATCACAGGTAAATTTTCTTGTTTCTGTTTTAATCTTCAAGTCCATATTTTTCTAATTTGTTTTCCTCATTCTCATACTTTTCTGCGTCAGGTAGAGGATCTTTTTTGACCGTTATGTTCGGCCATTTATTACTGTATTCTTCGTTAAGTTTGTACCATTTATCACCTATATCTTCACTATCAGTTATGATAGCACCGACAGGACATTCAGGTTCACATACACCACAATCAATACATTCATCAGGATTAATCACAAGCATATTATCACCTTCGTAAAAGCAATCGACAGGACAAACCTCAACACAATCGGTAAACTTACACTTGATACATTTATCATTTACCAAATAAGTCATAACCTGCTTATATTTATATGTTAATTTTGAGTAGTGGAAAGAGTGCAACCACCTGAAGAACCACAGGTACTTGTTATTGAATAGTCTTGATCTGTGCCACCTGATTGTGATAAATCAAAGTCTATACTGTAACCATCTAAGTCAATTCTAGCGGCGTGATTGCCTGTACCTGATTGACTTACATCCACATCGTGGGCATAACTACCTGTATCCAACAATACATCAAGATAATGTGAACCATCATCTGATTGGTTTATATCTACTGTATTATTGTTATTGTTTATATCTAAAAATAATGTCTTATCGCCATCATTTAATTGTTGAGCATTGATAACATTTTGACCTGAGTCTATATCAAGATACATAAAATGCTCACTTGTGGCTGCACCATCATTTCTTTGTGATAAATTTAAAGTGTTAGTATCACCATCTATATCTAACCATATTCTATGATCACCACTATCTGAAGCATAATCACCTTGAGATATATTAACATTGTTTGTATTGCCTGTTATGTCTATACCTATACCGTTGCGACCACTAGTACCACTTGTTGTTATATTACCTTGATCTACTGTTAATGTATTATTATTACCTGTAATTGTAGCACTACTAGACCAGTCTGTGCCTATAATAAAATTATCTTCACCTGCTTGTTGAATATTCAAAGTGATACCATCACCATTCGTTGTTATATCTACGCCATTACCTGAAGTACCTTTTGCTGTATTCATTATGGTTGTTTGACCACTTGTAATAGATATGTCAACTTGATTTTGGTCAGTCGTTGAGAACCCAGAGTTAGGCATATCTAACCAACCACTTGTTGAGTTTGTGCTTAAATTAGATAAACTATAATGTAAATCCATATTAGCAGAACCACCCCATTCATACCAGTTTATTACAATAGGATACCATTGACCGCCAACACCTGTAAATGAACCACTAGAGTTCCAATATCTAGGTCCTTGTTGTGCCCAATCACTTATGACTGCTGTATCATTAATATTGACAATAAAACCATCATCATTACGACCTGCGAAATAAACTGTTGAAGTTTGACCTGCTGTACCTGGGTGTTGCCAGTAACCTGTGATTACTAACATTCTAGAATTAGATCCGATGTTTGTACCGCCTGGCGTAATACTACCACTATTCCAGTTATAGTTTAAACTATCTAGCGTACCACTTGCTACAGGTGTTGAATTTACATATGCCCAGTTTGTATTATTACAGGTAGAAAGATAAGAATAGTTATTATAACAAGATGATTCTACATAAGGTGCATAATGAGTTATAGAGTAGGCAGTCCAGTTAAGTGAACCTGCATTTGCTTTGTTAGGCACATACAATAATAATAAACTAATTAGACTGATAAATAGTAATCTCATTCGTATTACCTCCTATTTCATAATCGTATATCTCGTCATCGCCTTGTACAATATTTAAATTATATCCATACTCTTGATCTAATCTTAACTCAAGATAGTTTGCTTCTGTTTCTCTTATAACTAACCATTGTGGTTCTTCATTTAATATTATAATACCTGTTTCTTCATCTTTACCAGTCTTTACACCTGAAGTTTTTTTCTTATCAAATTCACTTCTCATTTGTTTTGCTAACTGTTCGTTAAGTTGTTTTAAAATATCGCCTAAGAAATTCTGTTCTAAAAAATCTATATCAAGTGCTGTTGCCCAGGCACTTTCTTCCTCTTCTAAATAATCTTTCTCTAACTCATCAAATTGTAGAAAGTCTAAATCAAGTGCGTCTGCAACCTCAATATATTCTGAAGCATTCATCTCTTTTGATATCTCACTAGGTCTAGCGATAATCAATAAATTGTTTATCATATTCTCATCAAGACCTAATATAACTGGTTTCATAGGCGAACTAGAAACTGTATCAACAACAGTCGCCTGAAATGCCTGTGATAGTATAACTTGGCCTGCGTCTGACTCTACCGATATCTCACCCACATAACAGTTGCCATTTGTATCGCAAGAGGGTAATAATATAATTGTAGAACTACCTAATTCATCTACGGTCATAGAAAAGTCTGTGCCTCTAACACCTATTGTTGCTGTGGGTGTTGTTATTTTTATACTTGTAGGATTGTTTTTAGCAATTTGACCTGAGGCATATCTGATTGTACCTAGACCTGCTTTGAGTGATAGTTTACCTGTCTTTTTATTAGGGTCATAAACAAATTCATCTATAATAAGTTTAGAGTGTTCGGTAACATCAACACGAGTCATATCAATAAACTCGATTGCTGTTTTACTCTTTGCTGTTCTGATTGTGTCGTAAGAAAATATATCTACATCAACCTCTGAGGCAACATCTTCACCTATTTTTCTCTCGATAAGACTATCACCTTCTTGTATTATAACATTACCTATACTAGCATAGACTTCTTTGCCCATAAAAAAAATGACGCCGATACCAAGTATCAGCGCCACAATTCTTGTTAGTATTTTATTCATTAGTCTGTCTGGCTAATGTCTATATCGTGATTATCTCCTGATGTTGTTAGATTAATCATCTGGTCATTAATACCTGATTGTGTGATATCAACATCAGCAATACTGCCGGTGTGAGAGTGTATTAGTGTGTGACCATTTATATCTCCGTTACCATCAATATCAATCAACCAGTTATTTGTATCGCCATTGACCGAAAGTGTTAGAATAGCAGAAGTGCCATCTATTGTAGCGGCAACAACATTTGAATCAGAACCAGAAGCACCAGTCATATTAACTGTAGCAGTACCTGCTGCTGAAGTTTCACCGATATCTAAATCAATATCTGATGAACTACCTGTCCAAGTTATATTTGCAGTTGCTGTAGCACAACTTGAATTACTTCCGCCACTATCACATTTGAAATCAATATTGTTTGAATTACCTGTAATATTCCAAGTACCTGTATAGTTATCACCATTAACATCAAAGGTAATAACATTCGAGTTACCTACTTGTCTTATGTCAAAATTGGTTGTTGCACCAATTATACTAGATACGGTTGAAGAACTACCAATGGTATTATTCTGACCGTCTTGAGTAATATCTAAATCAAGCGTAGCACCTGATTGGGTGACATAAATGTCGTTTGCATATACTGTACTAACCATCATGAGCATAATTAGTATTAGTTTTTTCATTTTAGTTTTCCTTTAACCGTTTAATTTAGAAGGTCTTAATTTAGTCTTCCAGAGACCTTTAATTTTACCTTCATCTAGTATTTGTAATATACAATGCTCTATTGCCGATCTCAATGCATAATTGACTGGTTCATTTACGGCC